CCGTCCGTGCTGTGCTGGCGTGTTCGAGGTCCGGAGATCCCACAACGGACGGCAGTACTGGCACACGGCACTCGATGTTGACTTGTGGAAGCGATGGGAGCATGACCGATGGTCGACGCCGATTGATCGCGACGGCAAAACAGAGCCGCGAGCGATGACGTTGTGGGGCGTTGGTGACCGAGATGTTCAGCGGCTTGTTGGCGACGAAATCGAGCATCGCGAATACGCACAAGAGATCTGCAATGAGTACGAAATTGGCGGAAAGTGGCGAGCGTTTGGCCCGAATCACAAGCTCGATTCGAGTGCCTACGCCGATGCTGCCGCGGCTCGCGAAGGTGTGCCGATGCAGGGCACAGCGGAAGTAGCACCGCAGGAACAACAAAAGCCGATGACGTTGGCCGAGATGTACGCAATCGCAACCGGGAGGCGATGATGATTATGGCGGCTGATCCACAGGTGCCAAAAACGCTTGAACAAATGGCACAAGAGGCACTGGCCGAGGCGAGCCAAGGCCAGGGAATACCGTGCCCCAAGTGCGGCTGTCGTCATCGGTGGGAAGTCTACGGCACCAAGGGCCGAGGGGCTGGCAATCTTCGCTATCGCCGTTGTCGCAACTGCGGAGAGAAGTGCTTGACGATCGAACGGCTACTTGACCGAGAGGAATAATTTTTGTGATCCATTCCATATACGGAAAATCACAATTCAAACATCGTCGACTGTTTGCCATGATTCTTACATGGCTGATATCGACGACATTAACACCGCGATCACGCAATCCGCAAAGGACGGGATTCAATCCTCGTCCGACGAGAACGGCAGCGTCGTCAGCACGCCGATCGATCAACAAATCAAAGCGGCCCAACACGTCGCCGCACAGGCGGCAACATCGCGAGAGGGATTCGGGCTCCGCTTTCAGAAAATGAAACCACCGGGGTGCGGCTAATGATTGCAGCCAAATCCCAGATCCTGAAATCGGACGGCACGCCATTCGAGCGGAAGCCGCGATTCTCCGAGGTCGACCTAATCGACTTTCGAGCCAAGGCCAAGCCACAGCGGGACATCAACGCCAGTTATGACGCGGCCCGTTCGTCCGATGAGATGGACAACTATTGGGCCAACTCAGACGCCTACGATGCCGACTCGGCCAATTCCGTTGGCGTTCGTCGCACGCTCATGCAGCGTTCGCGATACGAGGTCGGCAACAACGGTTACGCCGATGGCATGGTTCAGACTCACGCGAATTACGTGGTCGGAACCGGTCCACGCTTGCGGATGAATATTCCCGGCAATCGCGTACTGAATCGCCAGATCGAAAAGGACTGGAACAAGTGGGCCACGGCCGTTCAGCTTCGTCGCAAGCTGTGGTGTATGTGCCACGCGAAGGTTCAGGACGGCGAATCGTTCGGCATGGTCCGAAATAACCCGGCGATGGGCCCGATCGGACTCGACGTTGTGTTGATCGAGGCCGAGCAATGCCACACGCCCTACTTGCCGTACGGCGTCGTCGGTTACATCGACGGCATTCGCTTTGACGAGTTCGGCAACCCGATCTTCTACGACATTTTGAAGTATCACCCGGGGGCACAGTGGCAGTATTTGACGCCCAAGGCCGACTCGATCCCGGCCAAGTACGTCCTGCACTGGTTCATGTTGCGTCGGCCCGGCCAACATCGGGCGGTGCCTGAGTTCCGTTCGACGCTAAACACTGGTGCGAGTGCTCGCCGTTTCCGTGAGTCAACGCTTGCCGCTGCCGATACCGCGGCCGAGTTTGCTGGCATCCTCAAGACGCAACAGACGCCCGACACCGGTGCGGCCCCCGTTGCACCGATGAGTGTGCTGCCGACTCAAAAACGAATGATGGTGGCGATGCCGGCCGGGTACGACTTTACGCAAATGCGTGCCGAGCACCCGAACGCGACTTACAGCGAATTCAACCGCTCGCAGATCAACGAGATGGGGCGACCCAAGCACTTGCCGTACGGCATGGCCGCTTGCGATTCCTCTTCATACAACTTCGCGTCTGGCAAGCTCGACCGGCAACCGTACTATCTTGGCTGTTATGTCGAGCGAGACGACGGCGAAATTCTCGTGATGGAAAAGATTTTTGCACATTGGTGGCAACGGTATGTGCTCATCAAGAATCTGTCGCTGAAAGCGAACGATCCCGAGTCGCATGTGTGGGACTGGCCAGCGTTGCCCGAAGGTGACGAAGAGTCGGTTGCCAATGCCCGTGACACCAATCTACGCAACGGCACGCTCTCGATGCGTCGAGCGTACGCCGATGACGGACTCGACTACGACGATGAGGTCGAGCAAATGGCAGCGGACTACGGTTGCACGGTCGACGAGATGAAGGCGTTGCTACGCCAAACCGTTTTCGGCAGTGCCAAGGCTCCAACGCCGTCGCCTACTCGCTCGCAGCAAATGCAACCACAACCACAGCCTCAAATGGCGGGAGGTTTCAGTGGCTAAGAGTCGTCGACCCATCACCGTCGGCAAGTCGTTTTCGTTCTCGGCTCGCTCGATCGCAATCGAAGCAAGTGCGAGTGATGGCAAGCTGCCGAAGTTCACGATCAACGCATACAACGGCGGCCCGTTGCGAGTCGATGGCTACGACTTGCCAATCGTCGTCGATATTTCCGGCGTTCGCGTCGAGCGTGACGTGGTTGCAAACCTGCATCATGACCGCACGCAAATCGTTGGGCATGTCTCTCCCGAAAACGTCAAGCTCGGCCAATCGTCGATTGACATGGAGGGCGTCATTTCGGGAACCGGCCCGGCTGCGGAAGAGGCAGTATCGAACCATCGCAACGGCTTCCCTTGGCAAGCTTCGATCGAGGCAACACCGGAAGCCGGTGCAGTCGAGTACGTCGACGAGGGCGAAAAGGTCACCGTCAACGGTCAAGAATTCGCGGGGCCACTGCTGGTCTCGCGTCGGTCAAAACTTCACGGTATCGCGTTCGTTGCCCGAGGGGCAGACGATACCACGTCCATTTCCATTGCCGCTTCTGCGGCGAAAACTGTAGGAGCAAGTGCAATGAATTTTGAGCAATGGTGTGCAGATTGTGGCATCGATCCGGCTAGCCTGGACGAAGCCCAAAAGCAAAAGCTGATGACGGCGTTCGACGCCCATGCCAAGACGGTTGCGGCTTCTACCCCTCCGGTCGATGACCCAAGCAAGAAAGACATTCCGGTCGCCGCTTCGATCTACGATCCTACCGAAATCATTGCGGCCCACAGCGAGCAGCTTGTGGAGCTCGACGACCGCATTGACGCTCATCGCGAGTCGGTTGACCCAGCGAAGTTCTCCGAGGTCAAGAAATCGGCATTGAAAGCCGTCCGCGACATCAAGGCCAGTGCCATCAAGGGCAAGTGGGACGCGACCAAGTTCAATCTCGAAGTCGCCAAGGCGATCAACGCGGCCGAGTTGGCTTTGGTCAAGGCCGCTGCCCCTGCTGGTGATCGCGGCCCGGCCATCCATGCCGGTGCGAAAGACCTCGACGACAAGTCGATGTGCAAGGTGATCGAGGCCGCGATGTGCCGTTCGCTCGGCCAGCGGAATGTCGAGAAGCAGTTCGACGAAAAGATTCTCGACGCTGCCGACGCCTACCGCAACATGGGCTTGCATCAAATGCTCATCATGGCGGCGGCTCGCAACGGCTATCGAAGCCGTCCTGGCGAGGGCATCCATCGCGGCAACATCGAGGACGTGCTGCGGTACGCGATGCCACCGAAGACGATCCAGGCCAGCGGCAACAGCTCGTTCAGCGTCAGCGGCATCTTGTCGAACGTCGCGAACAAGGAAATCCTGCAAGGATTCGAGAGCGAATCGAAAGAGTGGCAAGAAATTGCCGCGATCAAGTCGTGCAAAGACTTCAAGACGGTTACATCGTACCGCCTGAATGACAACATGGAGTACGAGAAGCTTGCACCGGATGGCACGATCCGACACGGCAAGATCAGCGAGGAAAGCTACACTCGCTCGGTCGACACCTACGCCAAAATGTTTGCGTTGACACGTCAGCAAATCATCAACGATGACATGGATGCGTTCAGCGATTTGAAGAATCGCCTTGGTGCAGGCTCGGCTATCAAGCTGAACAACTTGTTCTGGACGACCTTCCTGGCGGCTGTCAGTGCCGGGACGTTCTTCACCGCTGGGCGTGGCAACTACATCACCGGTAACACTACGACGCTGCTGAATGATGCGGTTGGCTTGGCGTTGGCCGTCAAGGCTTTCCGCCAACTCAAGACGCCAACGGTAGAGGGGTCTGCTGGTCGACTCTTGAACAACAAGCCTGAAATCTTGCTTATCAGCGAGAACCAGGAAGTTCCGGCCGATCAGCTTTACACGAGCACCAATTTCAACACCGGCGGCTCGTCAACCAAGGACATCGTTGCGAACAACAACATTTACAAGGGCAAGTACCGCCCGGTTCTTGTTCCCCAGCTTGCCGACACTGCGAACTTCACCGGTGCATCGACTACGCACTGGGGCTTGTTCTGCAATCCGTCCAAGCTGGCACCGGCAACCGTCTCGTTCCTCAACGGCCAGCAATCGCCGACCGTTGACCAAACTGAAGCGGACTTTGACACGCTCGGCATCCAGATGCGTGGCTATCACGACTTTGGCGTCGACATGGCCGAGTACTTGGCCGGCGTCTGGTCGAAGGGTGCCGCCTAGTAGTCGCTGAAATATCCACGGCGAGCGTGGGCGGCAGTTCCCCGGCTGTCGCTCACGCTTAGCCGATCACCATCAAATCAAATCACAATCACGAGGTACTAGATCATGGAAGCCCGCTTTGTTGGTGGTTCGCCTGCGTTGACGAACTACACGCCTTCGAGTGACGTCTCTGCCGGTCAGGTTATTGTCGCTAACGGTCAATGCTTGATCGCTCACAGCGACATTGCCGCGAACGAGCTTGGTGCAGTTTCGGCACAAGACGGTTCGGCGTTCTACGAGGTCAGCAAGGGCACGACCGCTGCCGTGTTGACGTTTAACCAGGTCATGTACTGGGACAATACCAACGACGTTGCAAATACCGCGACGACCGGAACGCTGCTCGGCCGATTCGTCGACGGCACCACGGCCACATCGGCCGGAACGATCGTCTTCCGCAACTCGCCGGTTTAGTCCAATGGCCAATCGAATGGAACGCGGTGCAGCATGGAAGGCGGCGAAACAAGCCGCCCTCTGTGCTGCCACAGTGACCTACGCTCGCGGGTCGAGTTCACACTCGATCAAAGGGCAGCGGACGCTATCGCAGTTCCAATCCGATCAAGGCCCGGTGCAGTTGTTCGTCTCGATTCAGGCTTACACGATCGCGGTCGACGACTTTGAAGCGACCACGTTGAACGAGCCGAAGCGAGGCGACCGAATTACGGACACGATCAACGGAACGGTTCACGTTTTCGAGGTCATGCCACAAGCGAACGAACGAGCGTTTTCGACCGACGCACATCGGACGGCGTTCAAGGTACTTTGCAAGCGGATCGCGTAGATGCCGACGACACCACAATCGCTGCACGTCGACTTGGCGAAAGCCGTCGAGCGGATTGTGTACATCGGCGACACGCCACCGAGTCGAGTTTTTCGTACGTACATCAATGAGCAACAGTTGCACGACCTAACGCTGCCGTACGTGGCCGTTGTGCTTGGCCAGCGTTCGATGCGAATGCACGACCGGCAAACGATGTTGCATCGATGCGAAATCGTCGTACAGATCGTTGCCCAGCTTGCGGAGAACACAGCGGAACGAGTGGACGAGTTGCTCGGCGTGATGGAAGGCAATTTGGAACGCTTTCAAACGGTTCAGCTGCCGGGCATTAACGCCCAAGTGCTACACGAAACGATCACGATGCCGATGGCGTACAACGAACAACGACTGCGAGAGATTGGCGTTTTCGATTCGATGATTCGAGCGACGTGGCAAATTCAGACGCCGAGACCGTGACATGGGACTGGTGAAGATAGCCCTGAGCAGCGGCGTTGCAACGCGATCCGCAGGGATATTTTTTCACCGTGCCACACGACGAGCGAAGGGAAAGATTGCGGAGAAGATGGCCGTATCTGCTGCATCGGCGACCGCTGGCGTCGCTGCTGAAATGGCGGTAAGGCAAGTCGGACGAGTGGCGGAAAAGCAACTCGATGAGAACAACAATTCGAGCGAACGGTGGTCACTGATCGGAATGTTCGTGCCCGATAGTGCGTTGAACGCGATCGGATCGTTCATCCTGCAGCTTAACCCAATCTCGATCGCTGCCAATGCTGCGAATCTGGCCACCAACACGGTCGGAGCAGCGGCGGAAACTGCGGCCGGATTGG